AATGGTTCCTATTCGGGAACCCAGAAAGGATAGAAAACATGAACGACGCACATCACGCCGAATACCTCGGCGCAGTCGCCGGATTCCGTGAATCGGCAGGCTGGCACGACACGCAGAACACGACGCCAGCCGTCGGCGACTTTGTCTCTGGCATCACCGCCGGTCGCCGCTGGAGCGGCCACATCGAGTGGTTCTCGGACGACGGCAAGACGGTTGTCGTCAACGTGGATCACGCATGGGTCAGGGTGCCGGTCAAGGACATCACGCACTGAGACGGACAAGGAAACGCCTGCCAGCAGGACGCAGCGGGCGGAAAGGAGCCGGTGGAACCGGAGCAGCAAGGACGCATCAAACACCCGGTGAGCAGGACGCAGAGCCGGGCATTTTTACACGAAAGGACACGGCAGAAATGAGCACGGAAATCAGCACAGCCAGAGCCAGCACAGGGTTGGCGCTTCAATCCTTCGATGACGCTTTCCGCTTTGCCAAGATGGTGAGCGGCAGCGAGTTTGCCCCCAAGGATTTCAAGGGCAAGCCTGAGAGCTGCATGCTGGCGATCCAGCACGGCAGCGAAGTCGGTCTTTCGCCAATGCAGAGCCTTCAGTCGATTGCCGTGATCAACGGCAGGCCGACGATCTGGGGCGATGCCGCTCTCGCCTTGGTGCAGTCCTCGCCGGTCTGCGAGTACGTGAAGGAATACACCGAGGGCCAGGGCGACAACCTGACGGCTGTCTGCGAGGCGAAGCGGCGAGGCTATCCGGCTCCGACCGTCAGCAAATTCTCGATGCAGGACGCCAAGCGTGCCGGCCTGGCTGGCAAGGCTGGGCCTTGGTCGCAGTACCCCGAAAGGATGCTCGCCCTGCGTGCTCGTGGCTTTGCCCTGCGTAATGCGTTCGCAGACGCTCTGCGCGGCTTGATCACAGCGGAAGAGGCTCAGGACTACCCGCAGGTAATCGCGGCAGAGACGCCACGCCAGCCCGTCGAGGTGCGTCCCAAGTTTGACGACGAGCCGCGACCGGCAAAGGTCGTACTTGCCCCGAAGGTGAAGGCAGAGCCGCAGCGGACTCGAGCCGAGGCTGGACGCCTGGCGATCAGCAACGCCAGCACCATCGAAGCCTGCGAGGCGCTCCGGTCCAAGCTGGACACGTACGCCAACGCTGGCGAGATCACGGACGCTGAGTTCAGCGAGTTGACGAAGCTGCTAATGGGCAAGGTCGAGATCCTCATGAGCAAGGAAGAGGTGACGGCATGAGCGTATTCCGACGCGACTTTGAGACGGTCGAGGAAGCCAAGGCACGTCTTGCCCGCGAAGACGAGCCGCTGATGGTCGAGACCGACATCGCCACGGTGCTTGACGATCCAATGATTCCGCCGCTTGTCATCAAGCCGGGACGCATGAACGCCAGCCGTGCCTACAAGCGTGGGCGAGAGGACGAATACAGCGACCGCATGCGCAGCAAATACGGCGGCGAGTGGTGACGAATTAGCGACCGGCACGCCATTGCCGTAGGTGCTGCGTTTCACAGCACCGTTGGCCGCCAAGGGCACTCTAGAGGCGTCGTATCAGTGCAGCCGCAGCGTCGGCAAACACTCCTGCCACATGACGTGATGCGACCGCCTGCCCGGCGTAACCGGGCCAATACAAGGATGAAAGGAGCGATCAAGGATGAGCGACTACTACACCGACGACGTCAGCACGCTGCCGCTGTTTCGCCGCACCGATACAGCGACGAGCAAGGCCGCAGCCGCAAGCGTCAAGACGTTCCAGGGCGAGCACCACGCCGCGATCCTTGAGGCGCTGTCGCACGGGCCGGCGGGTGCGTCGGGCATCGCGGCACGGTGCGGACTGCTTGGGCATCAAGTGAACAAGCGACTCGGTGAGCTTGCCAAGGCTGGCAGGATCGTTGCGACGGGACGGCTAGTGGCGAGTGCGAGTGGCAGGGGCGAGCGTGAATGGAAAGGACTCCAAGATGGCTAAGTCACCCGGATTCTGGTTCTTCACTGGCGATTGGATGAAAGATCCCGAGCTACGGTTTTGCTCGATTTTTGCTCGGGGTTTGCTTGTCGATTTGCTTTGCATCTTGTTTGAAGCAAACGAGCAGGGATACGCAAGCAACCCAGACGGCACGCCTCGGACCAACGAGCAGATTGCCGACGCCGTCGCTGGCGGATCGCGGGAGCAAAAGCTGTCTGCCCTGGCTGAACTTGAGCGAAGTGGCGTTCTTTCCCGCGATTCTCGCGGTGTTTTGTTCAGCCGACGCATTTCCAGGCTGGCTGAACTCAGTTCCGCCCGCAAGCAAAGTGGAAGCAAAGGGGGTAGCAAAACTCAAGCAAAACCCAAGCAAACGACCAAGCAAAACCGGGGGGTTTCGGTTTCTGATTCTGTTTCTGTTTCGGATTCGTTCTTAGAAGAAACACACACACTACACAGCGCCGATGGCTGCTTTGCCAAGCCGGGCTGGGTGGCAGACGAATGGGATCGCTTTGTGGCCGTCTGGAACGCCACAGAACGGGCGACGCCTTGGACACACCTCACGGCACCCTCGTCGTGGGTAGAGCACGCAGCGGCTCCAGGGTGGCTCGGCAAGGCCCATGAGGCACTGGCCCGCCTGCCGTCGTGCCAGTGGTTTGGCGACCCTCTCGCCGTCACCAGATTCTTTGAGTACGTGGATCGGATTCTGGCTGGTGAGTTTGACCAGCAGAAGCAGCAGCGTGGACGAGTACGGCAACCAGCAGGAGGGAACCTGTGAGAACTTGGGAACAGAACAAAACGAGCATCAACCAGCTATGGCCTACGTGCTCATTCACGGATGAGGAGAAACGGCTGTGGGGCGACGACCTCGGATCGCTCGATCAGGACGTGCTCTACGACGCCATACGCAACGTCAAGCGGACGCGGGACACGCAATGGCCGCAACTGAAGTGGATGCTCGACTCCTACCGTGAGCTTTCGCACGCCAAGAGGCAGGCGAAGACGCACCGCAAGGCACCAGAGCCTCGTGTTGGCGTCGATGTGAACGATGATGAGAACGCACGCCTGGCTGACGACTTCGTGGCGTACATCGACTCAGCGGCACCGTCTGACTTCCATGCGATCCACGACATGGTGCTTGACAGGTTGCCAAAAATGCACAGCCGCACAGCACTGCGTGTCATCAACTACGCGAAGAAACGCCTGCTGGGCGAAGAGCCTAAGTTCGGGCGAGTGGACGACAACGGCGACGTGACGCCATTCGGACTTGGAGGTGCAGCATGAGCACGACGATTGACGCCCCAGCATTGACGGCAAGGCAACTGGACATCCTCCAGTGGATTTCCGGTTTTATCGACACGCACGGCTACCCCCCCACGTACAGGCAAGTCGGCCACCACTACGGCTGGAAAAGCCCTGGTGCTGCCATGTCCACGCACTTGGCGGCGCTGCAACGCAAAGGCGTTGTGACTCGTGAGCCAGGGCAGGCGCGCACGCTGCAACTCACGCCGCTTGGCGTGGCGCTGATCGGCGGCGACGCATGAGCGGACGCAAGTCACCAATAATCCAGACAGCCGATCAGGCGTTGGCGTTCCTTGACTATCAAGCTGCGTTCGCCAAGGGCGACACGGCAAGAAACTGCGGCGAGATCGCCTGCGTCATCCGTGAACTCTTGGCACAGGTGCAAGGCGACTACGAGTCGGATTGGCTCTACGTCGGTTCGCCGTTGGACGTTGTCACTGCGTTGACGCAGCGTGCGTGGGACGACGACGTAGGGGACGACATGCGGACGCTGCTTGAGACGGGAGCCGTGGCGCTCAAGGCGTCGCTAGAGCGAAACGTGCGTCTGGCAGCCGTCATCGAGAAATCGGAGTTGGGACTATGACAAGCCAACGCATCATTGCCGGAGACTGCATCGAAGGGCTGCGTACGCTTCCTGACGCCAGCGTTCACTGCTGCGTCACGTCGCCGCCGTACTGGCGCCTGCGTAATTACGGGCACGACGGGCAGATCGGGCTTGAGGCAACGCCTGATGCGTACGTGGCTCGGATTGTCGAGGTTTTCCGCGAGGTTCGTAGAGTGCTACGCGATGATGGGACGTGCTGGCTCAATCTTGGAGACTCCTATGCCGACGCGCGTGGCGGCTCGTCGATGCCTGCGGAAACGCTGGCAGGCGGTGTTTCAGGCCGTGGCGATATAGTCGCCAAACGTGGGCGTGAATCCGGGTATACGCCGCACCGTGACCCGGCTGCGCACGGCTTGAAACACAAGGATTTGGTCGGCATCCCGTGGCGCGTCGCTTTCGCCTTGCAGGCTGACGGCTGGTGGTTGCGTCAGGACATCATCTGGCACAAGCCGAACCCAATGCCAGAGAGCGTGCGTGACAGATGCACGAAGGCACACGAGTACGTGTTTCTGCTCACGAAGAGTGAGCGGTATTGGTACGACGCTGATGCAGTGAGCGAAGCTGTCGTCTGCGTGCGTGGGCCTGGAAACAAGCGACCGCTCAAAGGCGTTGAGGAAGACGTCGAAAAGCACAGGACTCGCGCTGGTCTACACAAAGCAGCAGAGCGGTGGCGTGAGGAAGGACCGCCAGAGTCACGCAACAGGCGCTCCGTCTGGACCGTCACGACCAAGCCGTACAGCGGTGCTCACTTCGCCGTGATGCCGCCAGATCTAGTAGAGCCGTGCATCAAGGCTGGGTGCCCAGATCAGTGCTGCCAAGTATGCGGCGCTGGGTACGTGCGAGTCACTGAGCGAGACAAGCGTTTTGAATCTGGCTCTGGCCGCAGCGGCAATGCCATCGAAGGGAAGCAAGACCTTGCCGCCAGCCAAAAAAACAGCACACCAGATATTCGCATGGGGCCGGTTGTCTCCGTGCAGACGATTGGATGGAAACAGTCGTGCAAATGCGTTCCGCGCTGGCTCAACGACGGCTTTTTCAATGCATCTGGAATCGTGCTTGATCCGTTTGCAGGCAGCGGAACAACGCTTGCCGTGGCTGCTGAACTGGGCCGAAACGCCATCGGGTGCGAACTGAATCCAGAGTACATCGCACTTGCCGAGCAGCGCATAAAGGACGCACGGGGAAGCGTTGCACTCTTTGAGGGCATGACAGCATGAACTCCGAAACCATCGCCTTGGTGCTCACTGGTTCGATCTTGCACGCTGCGACGTTCGCTGCGGGCATTCTGTTGGGTAGTTCTCTGCGAAAGGATGTGCGGGATGACAGCGACGAAGGAACGACGAAAGACGAAGGCTGGTGGCATCAGCCTGTCAGCACCGGAACTCAAGGCGGCGCTCGCAGCCGTAGGCCAGGCGGTGCCGGCACGGTCGCCACGGCCAATCTTGCAAAGCGTGCTCCTGTCGGAAGGAGTGCTTTCTGGGAGTGACGGTGATGTCCGTATCGACGTCACGCTGGAAAACGCCCCCCCCGGCATCAATTTCCTGCTGCCGAAGGACCGCTTCGCCGCCATCCTCGGCAGTTTCACGGGCGATGAAATCACGATCACGCCTGACGAGTCGTCGTGCGTCATCAAAGCTGGTCGCGGCGAATGGACGCTGCCAACGGAGGACGCTGGCGAATATCCAGCGTGGGAAGTTGTCGGCGCCAAGCCGATCACACGGCTTCCGGTCGATCAGTTCTGCCGTGCAGTGAAAGGTGTCGTGTTCGCCGTGGACGACGAGTCCAGCCGATACGCTCTCGGTGCCGTGCTTGTTGAAGTCAAAGGCGAGGTTGTCACGTTTGTTGCCACGGACGGGCGAAGGCTCTCGTGCGTGAATTGCGAGCATGACCTGGCGGTTGACGACTCACAGACGCTTGTGCCGGCTCGTGCTATGGCAATCATTGCACGGCTTGCAGCGTCAGTAGGCGACAGCGTACAGCTTGAGACGACCGGAAAAGAGATCGTCGCCACCGTTGGTAACGCTACCGTCACGGCTCGACTGCTGGACGGTCGCTATCCACGCTGGCGTGACACGCTTCCGGATCGTGACGCCAAGGCCACGACGGTCAGCCGTGCGGATCTGCTCGCAGCGACACGGGCCGCAGCCATCGTGACCAGCGAGGAGAGCAAAGGCGTGCAGTTCGTCTTTTCTGACGGCGGAATCTGGCTGCACGGCCAGAGCGCCGAGAAAGGCGAAAGCAGCGTCACCTGCGACGTCGTGGAAGCAGGCGACAAGGCAACGGTGAAACTTGACCCGTTGTTCGTCCAGCAGTGGCTAAACGGCATCGACAGTGAAGCAGAGCCGGAAGTTGAGGTTGAAGCCGTGGACGCACAGTCTGCGGTGATCCTGCGATGCGGCGACAATACGGGCGTGATCATGCCGCTGGCTGCGGAGTGACCATGCAAGGACGTGAGATTGACTACTGCGATCTCACGCTGCATCGGCTGTGGGCGAGCGGCGCTTCCTATCGGGAGATCGCCGCCGCCCTCGGCTGTTCGCAGTCGTTCGTGAGCAGGTTGAAGGACAGGCACAAGCTGCCGAATCGTCAGAAGGCGACGCGGGAAATCTTTGAGGATGATCCAACGCCAGAGCAGATCGCAGAGCGTGCGGCTGAGTGCCGAGCAAAGCGAGTCGTGCCGACGCCAAAGGATGAGCGGTTCAGCATCCCGAAATACTCGTGGGACGGATACCGTTTTCACGGTTTGAGTTGACACGCCTGCGATGTTGCGTGCATGTCATGGAACATCCACCACGGCGACTGCCGCGAAGTCATGGCGACACTCGACGCCGAGAGCGTTGACGCTGTCGTCTGCGACCCGCCCTACGGTCTGTCGTTCATGGGCAAGGAGTGGGATTCTTTCAAGCCCGGCGACATCGCCATGCGCCGGAACCCGGCGATGGACGCCGTGAACGCCGGAGCGTCTCGACAGGGCGGGCGGCAGCGGGCTTGCTGCGACTACCAGAAGCGACAGCGGCGGGACATGCTGGCGTTTCAAGAGGCGATGGAGAGCGTATTCCTAGAAGCTCTCCGCGTGGCGAAGCCAGGAGCGCACCTACTCGCGTTCGGCGGGACTCGCACCTATCACCGGCTCGCCTGTGCCATCGAGGATGCGGGCTGGGAGATCCGGGATTGCGTCATGTGGGTGTACGGCTCGGGCTTCCCGAAGTCGCACGACGTAAGCAAGGCGATCGACAAGGCGGCGGGGGCTGAGCGGGAGCGAATCGGCGGCCCAAAGTCTGGCGGCATGAAGTCTGTGAATTGCCACAACGCCATTCACGGGTATCGACCAAACGATTACGCCGAGAACGGAAACTCGCTCATTTCTGGCGACCCGATCACAGAAGCCGCCCGCCAGTGGTCCGGCTGGGGCACGGCCCTCAAGCCAGCGTGGGAGCCGATCATCGTGGCCCGCAAGCCGCTCGTCGGCACCGTCGCCGAGAACGTGCTGACGCATGGCACGGGGGCGATCAACGTGGATGGGTGCAGGGTGGCCGCTGAAGGCGGAAGCCCAGCCGCAGCAAGGCGGGAAGCCTCCGTTCGCACCGGGAATGTCAGCACAAGGCCGGGAACCTACGACAGACCACTACAAGACAGGACGAGCGCCGAGCGATATACGGAGCCTCGCCCAGGCGAGCAGCTTGGCCGCTGGCCCGCCAACCTCATCCACGACGGCAGCGAGGAGGTGGTTGGGCTGTTTCCGCAGACTAAAAGCGGCTCGCTCAATCGAGCCCGCATCACCGCAGAAAACGGCATTTACGGCAACGCACCAAAAGAACGAACAGGAGAATACGCCGCCGACTCCGGCTCCGCCGCCCGGTTCTTCTACTGTGCCAAGGCGAGCAAGGCGGATCGGGACGAAGGGTGCGAGGGGCTGGCCGCAAAGTCTCGGCTTGAAGACGTTGGCAACAAGTTCACTACTGTTGACTACCGCGAAGGGAAGACGCGCGATGTGATGGCTCGCAACCACCACCCCACCGTCAAGCCCACCGACCTCATGCGCTACCTCTGCCGGCTCGTCACGCCACCCGGCGGCATCGTGCTTGACCCGTTCACGGGCAGCGGATCAACGGGCAAGGCTGCGGTACTTGAAGGTTTCCGCTTCATCGGCATTGAGCGTGAGGCTGAGTACGTCGAGATCGCCAAGGCTCGCATTGCAGCCGTCGAAGCAGGTGCAGGACCGCTGTTTGCTTGACGGCTCGTCTACCGTGAGTCGCAGTGCCGCACGGAGCGGCTTTCACTAGTCGAAAGGACGGACGATATGCGAAGGATTTGCATGGTGATGGCTCTGGCGTTCTGTGGCGTTGTGGCCCAGGCTGACGAGTACGTGATCAATGCCAGGCGGGTGACGATCTCGTCGGCGCAGCAGGACGCCGAGACGATGGCACGAACGGGCATCCTGCGTCACTGCGGCACCGCTGGTGGACGCCGTGAGGGCATCGGCTTTTCGTCGTCGTCGCCTGACGCTGCGGTGCGGAATTGCTGCTACTACGGGCGATACCGCATCGTGGAAAAGGCAGTCGCTCGTGGCCCGCGTGGCTGGTTCGCAGTGATCAGGTACGAATGAGCACGCAGTGGATCACGGTTGAGTTCCTCGGCGGCCCACTGGACGGCGCTTTACGGCCCGTCCAAGTGGGCACCGCCATTTACTACCTCGCCAACGGCGCGGTCATCCATGCGTATGCGCTGGACGAGATCCACGAAGGCTACTGCGTGCGACAGGTGATGCGGCACTTCGAGATCATCCACTCGTCGTGGTTTGCTTGACGCTGCTGCGATGCTGCGTGCATGAAGCCGATCACGTTTTCAGTGCCAGGCGATCCAGTGCCACAACCTCGCGTGCGAGTCAGCACACGCGGCGGATTCGCTCGGGCATACGTGCCGTCAAAGCATCCAGTGCATGCGTATCGCGACGCCATCCTGCGTGAGGCCCTGGCGTGCGGCCTGACGCCAACAAGCGAGCCGATCGAAGTCATTGTTGACGCAGTGTTCAAGCGGCCCAAATCGCACCTGACGAAGCGTGGCGTGAAAGCGACGGCACCGCAGTTGCCACGAGCGGACGTAGACAACGTCGGCAAGGCAGTGCTCGATGCGTTGAAGAGCGTCTTCGATGACACGCACGTGCGGCGATTGATCGTTGAAAAGTCGTGGGGCGATGAGGCACGAACTACTGTGAGGGTGCAGTGATGAAGCGAAGCGCTTGGGACGCAATAGCGTGCGATTTGCCGTGCGATGCACCTCGAGCGTCTGGCGTGACGAACGACGCACAGAAAGGCGTTAGCGTGTGCGCAATGCGTTGTAATGCCGCCCCATGGGATGTGCGTGCGTGCGCGACTAGGTTCTCCCGGCAAGCCGTGACGCTCCTAGGCTCTGCGATCCGCCAGAAAAACTAACATCGTGAAGGGCGCAAAACCCGATAAAACGCCGTCGCGGTCAGCCAAGGCTTCATACGCCAAGCAGAAGGCTGCGTCGTCGTCATGGAACAAGCGGCAATCTGCCGCCGGCCGGGACATTGGCGAGATCCCGCCCGTGGCCGACGCCAAGCGTCACAAGGCATGCCGTGAGGACTTCCGGCGGTTCTGCGAAACCTATGGTGCGGAGTCGTTTCCGCTGGCATGGTCGCCTGACCATCTGCGTGCCATCGACAAAATCCAGCGTGCCGTGCTGGCTGGCGAGTTGTTTGCCTTCGCCATGCCTCGCGGCTCTGGGAAATCGACGCTCTGCGAGTGGGCATGCCTGTGGGCCATGCTGTACGGTCACAGACCGTTTGTGATGCTTGTGGGTGCTGACGCTGCCATTGCTGGCGGAATGCTCGACAGCATCAAAAGCCATCTTGAGCAGAACGACCTCCTGGCTGATGACTTCCCGGCGGCTTGCTGGCCTATCCGTGCCCTTGAGGGCATATCGGCTCGTGCCCGTGGTCAGACGTGCGGTGGAGAGGCTACGCACCTTGAGTGGCTGGCAGACAAGATCACGCTGCCGTGGATTGAGGGGGCGCCGTGTGCGGGTGCGGCTGTGCGTGTGGCTGGCATCACGGGTCGCATCCGAGGCGTGAAGCACACCCGCCCTGACGGCGTGACGGTACGTCCGTCGCTCGTGCTGTGCGACGACCCGCAGACCGACGAGAGCGCTGCCAGCCCGTCACAGGTTGCTACCCGTGAGCGTGTGCTGTCTGGGGCGATCCTCGGGCTCGGCGGGCCAGGCGTGCGGATGTCTGGGCTTTGCACCATCACGGTCATCCGGCCAGACGATCTAGCTGACAGACTGCTGGATCGGACGAAGCATCCGGCGTGGCAGGGCGAGCGGTCGCAGCTTGTCTACGAGTGGCCCACTGACGAGGACTTGTGGGGGCAGTATGCCGAGATGAGGCGGCAGGGTCAGCGCAGCGGTGAAGGCACTGCGGCGGCTGACGAGTTCTACCGTGAGCGTCAGTCTGTCATGGATGCGGGCGCTCGGGTGGCGTGGCCGGAACGGAAGCACGAGGACGAACTGACGGCGATTCAGCACGCATGGAACCTCCGCATTGACCGTGGTGAGGCTGCGTTTTTTGCTGAGTACCAGAATCAACCACTGGCAGACGACATTGCAAGCGAAAAGCTGGATCGTCGGGCGTTGTCTGCAAAGGCTATCACGCTGCCTCGCGGCGTTGTGCCTATTGGGCACAACACTCTGACGGCGTTTGTGGACGTGCAAGAAAAATTGTTGTACTGGCTCGTTGCGTCGTGGGGCGAGTCTTTTGGCGGTCACGTCGTGGCCTACGGGACGTACCCAGACCAGGCGGCGAGCGTGTTTGAGGCGTCGTCTGTGAAGAAGACGCTTGCGAACGTCAGTAAGCAGGGCTTTGAGTCGGCACTGCGGGCGGGGCTTGATAAGACCGTTGAGCTGCTGCTGGGTCGTGATTGGA